GCCGGCCAGCGGAGCGTTCGGGCAAGCCCCTGCCAGTGCGCATATAGTTGCCCAGACTCATCCCGGCTTGGCGCGCGAGTTTCCTCAGCTTGAGAGCTTCTGTGTGGCTGGCTTGGAAGGTGATCGTCTCCCGCGCCAGGGCCCGTGGTAGCGGCATGCCCCCATCGTCGCATACGCCGTGGCGCAGCCATGGGCACTGCGGGAGGGTATGATGCTGCCGCGCCGACTTTGCGGGACCTGACCCGCGACCGAAAACCGCGGGTAGGAAAGCTGCGCTATTTGCGCACCGTCAGGCCCCAAAAACTGGTTAACTGCTGGTTAACCCGGTTAACCGCCGATTGCCGACCACCTGATCCAAGCCCCTGATTCCAAGCTAGATCGAGTTCTTGTGGCCGCGACGTGAGATCGCATATCGTGGCCAGTAGAGAAATGGCCACCGAAACCACGCCGCGGCTGATGACGAAATCGGAATATGCGAAGCACCGGGGCGTCTCGAAGCCGTACATTACGAAGCTGGCGAAGAACGGTGTCCTCGTTCTGCGCGGTGGCAAGGTCGACGTCCGCGCCTCCGACACTGTTCTCGACGACAAGCCGGTAGAGGATGTGGACCCGCCCGCTCAATCCTCTCCTGCGGGGTCGCCGCCACGAGCGGTAGCTGAGCCGTTGGGCCAGGCGGGTGCCAGCTTCGGGCAGGCACGCACCATCGAGATGGTCTTTCGTGCAAAGCTTCGCCGGCTAGAGTTCGAAACGAAGCAGGGTCGCCTGATCGAGGCCGAGGCGGTTCGGAAAACGATTGCCGACTCGGTACGGAGTCTTCGCGACGGCGTCCTTGGGCTTCCCGATCGCCTGGCAACGGTCTTGGCGGCCGAAAGCGATTCGAAGAAAGTCCACGTCACGTTGAAGACCGAACTATCGCGGGAGCTGGAGGCGTTAGCGAATGCCATCCGCGTCATCTGAGCTCGCAGCCACGCCGGAGATGATCCTTGCCGGCATCCGCGACGCCTTCGCCAACGCGCTGCGGCCGGACCCCGAACTCACGATCGGCGAATGGAGCGATCAATACCGGGTCCTATCGCGCGTGTCGGCTGGCGAGCCTGGCCGGTGGCGCACAACGCGAACGCCGTTCCTACGCGAGATCATGGACTGCCTCAGCCCGTCGTCTCCGTACTCGCGCGTGGTCTACATGAAACCGGCGCAGATCGGCGGCTCCGAAGTCCTGCTGAACATGCTGGGCTACATCATCCACTACGCGCCCGGCCCGACCATGTTGGTGGAGCCGACTGTTGAGCTTGCTAAGCGGTTCTCCCGCCAAAGGATTGCTTCGCTGATTGAGAATACGTCCGTACTGGCTGAGCGGGTGTCGGATCCGCGAGAGCGCGATTCCGGCAACACGATCCTGGCGAAGGAATTTCCGGGTGGCGTCCTGGTTGTCACGGGCGCCAATAGCTCCGTGGGCCTGCGGTCCATGCCGGCACGGTTCCTGCTGATGGACGAGGTGGACGCGTACCCGCCCTCGGCATCGTCCGGCGCAGCGGGCACGGAGGAAGGCGATCCCGTTGATTTGGCGATCCGGCGCACTGCGACGTTCGCCAACCGCCAGATCGCGATGGTGTCGACACCAACGATTGCGGAGGTGAGCCGCATCGAGCAGGCCTACCTGGAATCCGACCAGCGGAAGTATTACTTGCCATGCCCGCACTGCGGCACGTTCCAGATTTTGCGTTGGGCCCAAGTGAAGTGGCCAGACCGGAAGCCCGCTGAGGCGTGGTACGAGTGCGAGCGATGCCAAGGCCATATCGCGGACCACCGCAAGGCGGCGATGCTAGAACGCGGGCGGTGGCAGGCGGAAGCGCAGGGAGATGGCGAAACGGCTGGCTTCTGGCTTAACGGATTGTACTCGCCCTGGACGACTTGGTCGCAGCTCGCGAAGGACTTTCTGCGCGCCCGCAAGTCGCCGGAGCGGATGCAGACGTTTACGAACACGGTGCTGGCCGAGACGTTCCAGCAAGCGGGCACCACAAAGACCGACGCCGGCGAGTTGCTCGGGCGTCGGCAACCGTACCGCGCGGAGATCATGCTGCCAGCGAGCGTGGTGCTGATTACGCTTGGCGCGGACTTACAAGCCGACCGCTTAGAGATTGAAATCGCGGGTTGGGGCCGGGACGAGGAAAGCTGGAGCCTCGCCTATATCGTCCTTCCAGGCGACCCTGCCCAACGCGATCTGTGGGACGGGTTCGACCAAGTGCTCTCGCTGACGTTCGAACATCCGTGCGGACAGGAAATGGAGATCGCGGCAGCCTGCGTGGACTCCGGGTTTCACCAGCCGATCGTCCAGCAGTTTTGTAGCGACCGAGCGCGCCGTAGAGCGATGCCGAAGATCTACCCGATCAAAGGGGCTGCCGGACAGCGTCCGATCTGGCCACGGATGCACAGCAAGGCGAAGGACAATCGCCCGCTATGGATCATTGGGGTGGACGCCGCCAAGGAAGCTCTCTACGCTCGCCTCAAGATCACGGAGCCTGGGCCAGGCTTCTGCCACTTTCCGATCAGTGATCAGTACGATCTGAGTTACTTCGAGCAACTCACGGCCGAGACTTGCCGTGTACGTTACACAAAGGGCTTCGCGACTCGGGAATGGACGAAGAAGGCAGGGGCAAGGAACGAGGCGCTCGATGCAAGGTGCTACGCCTATGCCGCGTTGCAATCGCTGATTACGGGCCGGTTCCGATTGAGCAAACAGGCGCAGCATATCGAAGCGTTGATGGCGGCGAAATCTGCGGGAGAGGAAGCGCACCAACAACCTCCGCCGAAATCCGCCGGTCACCAGGAGCGGCGGCCGTGGATCGAGCGGCAAGATTGGTTTGACCGCCGGTCGGAATCTTGAGCTATGGAGCCGTGCATCCAGTCCGCCAACGGCACCAGCCCCTGCCTGATTTGTGGAGGGCGGGCTGAGAAGATGCACCGGCCTATGTTCCATCGGGGAACCTTCTGCCCCCGATGTTGCGTGGTCTGCGCGCCGAAGACGGCACCATCCACCGGCATCGCCACGGCGTTGACTACGGCAGTAGCCACACAACTCCCGACCAGGATGTCTGCGCAAGGCGCTACTCAGTGGAAGGATGCCGGTTGGGGTCCGCGCCCGGCTGATCCGTTCTACCACGACCGCGATCGGCATGCGCCACACTCGCGATGGGTACCGCGCCGTTTGCGATGGTTCAGTTAGAAAAACCCGGCGCCGGTCCCTCACGGGAGTACTGTCCCGGATCGCCGTTATGGCCCATGGCGAGTCAACCGTCGTCGTACATTGGTAAACGCTGCGCAAAAAAAGGGGAGGATCTAGAAAAAGCACCGTGTCGAGAGAACTCATGGCTGATTACTGGATGGAAGGGCTGTGATCGCCAGAGATGTCTACCAGGCCACCTAGAGGCGAATTCGCGGCCAGGATCGTCTCAGTTGGGCTTATTGGCGTTCTGCCGACAGCCGCGCGGACCTCGACGGGGGCTGGCACAGAAATCAAAGCGCCTTTCCGATAGACTGAAGCAAGGCTCACGGCCCAAGGAATTCCCAAAACTGCAACGCATTGCCATCGCGGGTGCTAGCGGATATATCGGCGGAAGACTAGTGCCGCAACTGCTCGCTTCCGGCTATGCGGTGCGATGCCTAGTGCGCTCTACTGCGAAGTTGGAAGGCCGCGCTTGGGCCTTAGACTCCCGCGTTGAGATCCGCAGGACCGATCTCGCCGACGCGCCATCGCTGACGCGTGAGTTGGAAACGTGTGGCGCGGCTTTTTATTTGGTGCATTCGATGATGTCGGCCGGCGACGAGTATGCTCAACGCGACCGGCAACTCGCCCTAGCCTTCGGACGGGCAGCCCACGACGCACGAGTGGGGCGCGTAATTTACCTTGGCGGCCTGGGTGAAACCGGTTCGCATCTAAGCAAGCATCTGTCGTCGCGCCGTGACGTGGAGGGAGCGCTTGCCTCTGCGGGAGTGCCGGTCACGGTGCTGCGCGCCGCGATGATCATCGGCTCCGGCTCGGCCTCTTTCGAGATTCTGCGGTACCTCGTCCACCGATTGCCAATCATGATCACACCGAAGTGGGTGAGCACTCCGTGCCAGCCAATCGCGGTCCAAAACGTGCTCACGTACCTGGTCGGCGTGCTAGCCGTCCCAGAAACCACCGGTGGTGTTTTCGACATCGGTGGGCCTGAAGCGCTGTGCTACAGCGACATCATTCGCATTATGGCGGAAGAGCTCGGTCTTTCCCGGCGCTGGCTCATACCGGTCCCGGTCCTGACGCCGCGCTTGAGTTCTTATTGGATTCATCTTGTGACTCCATTGAGCCACAAGATTGCAATACCGCTGGCCGAAGGACTAAAAAACCCAGTCGTGTGCCGTGACGACCGGATCACTCATTTGGTCCCGCAGAAACTGTTGAACGTTCGCGAGGCTATCCGCGCCGCACTCAGCCAAGTTACGGCACATCAGGTGGAGACCAACTGGTCGATGGCTGGCCCGATGCCCGGTGATCCGGATTGGTCTGGTGGCACAGTCTTTCGCGACACCCGCGAAGTTGCCATCGACGCGCCGGCCGGGGCAGTATTCCGCGCCGTATGTCGCTTAGGCGGGCAACGTGGCTGGCACGGCGCCAATTGGCTCTGGATCATCCGTGGCTGGCTGGATCGGCTGGCTGGAGGGCCTGGATTGCGCCGCGGCCGCCGTGATCCCGATGTCCTCAGCTACGGCGAGGCGCTCGACTTCTGGCGCGTCGTCGGCTTTGAGCCAGACCGTTGTGTCTCGTTACGTGCCGAAATGCGATTACCGGGTGAAGCGTTGCTCGACTTCCGAATAGAACCACGTAACAAAGGCCAATGCATCCTCCACCAGACAGCTTTGTTCCGCCCCCGCGGGCTGCTCGGTTTGATCTATTGGTACGCGGTGCTCCCGTTCCATCACGTTGTGTTCCGCGGGATGCTGGCTGGCATCCAGCGCGACGCCATTCATGTCGCTCTGCTGCCTCAGACGTGACCCTCGCCCAACACCGCTAACGGCGGACCCTGCACTTCTCTTGCGAGTTCCCCTTCGCACCACCAATCGCGCATAGATCCTGCCTGACGGCGCAGCGTTTAGGAACGCAAGGTGACGGTTTGCCTACTCGCGGATCTGAATTCCATCAGCACGGGATCTACTCCTAGGCGGTTCGAAAACGCCAAAACATATTGGCCGAGGGTTGCTTTCGTCGCGGGCACATTCCAACCCCCTGATTCCAAGCCGAATATTGTCCTTCACGCGGTGGGGTGAGATCGAGTACCGTATGCCTGGAACGTGGCGACGCGTTCCGCAGTCCTTTGCGGGCATACCCGCAACTCCCAACGAGTTGACCTCCACCACCCGTGCGCAAAAACATCCGAATCGAAAATCCTTTGTCTGGTTGTGGCTTCACCTCCAGGAATCGCGCCAAGCGATTCGTGAAGCATGGATTGGCCCAATGGATTGAGTACGGCGTTGCGATCCGCTTTATTCGCAATCCGCGTGACTATCGCGACCAGTCTGCGAGACAGAACGCGGAACTGGCGCCTTATTGGTACGAACGCGCCGCCCACGTAGGCATTGCAAATGCTGCAGAGTTGGCGAATACGCCGGTGAGTTCGCCTGCCATCTTGCTGGGCCTTGGCCGCCGCAAGGGCGCCAGCCGGCATACGTTTCTGGCTGCGCAAGGCTTCTCGTGAAAAACAGAGTTATGAGCACCACACCCCCCAATCCCACTCCCACTTTGAGCGATGCTATTACTGCCGCCGAGCAGGCTGGCACCGCATACCAAACCGCCGTCACGACCACGGCGAACGACCAAAGCGCGGCCGCCGCGATCCAAGCAAAACTGGACGCCGCGAACGCCACCGTCGCGACCGACCAACAGAACCAGACGGCCGCCGCGACCAGCTATAACACCACGCTGACCACGCTCATTGCGGCAGCCCAGGCCGCCATGATTCCGGTTACCGATCCGTCCTCGGGCTCCGGCTCGACCTCGAGTTCGGATACCAGCTCGGGCTCCTAGTCCTGTCGCATCTCCCTCAAAATTAGTCGACTCTGGGGCGGGGTAGCCGGCTTGCCGGCCCCGCCCCAAAAGCAGCATGAGCACCCCGACAATCACTCCAGTAATTCCGGACCACATCGAGATCTGGCCGACCGAGCGGCTGGTGCCGTACTCGAAGAACGCGCGCACGCATTCGCCCGAGCAGGTGGCCCAGATCGCGGCTTCTATCATCGAGTTCGGGTTTGTCAATCCGATCCTGGTGGATACGAATTCCGGGATTATTGCCGGCCACGGTCGGCTTTTGGCAGCCCGCAAACTGGGCATGCTGAAGGTTCCCGTAGTCGTCCTCGACCACCTAAACGAGACCCAGCGGCGCGCGTACATCCTCGCGGACAACAAAATCGCGGAAAACGCCGGATGGGACGAGGAACTGCTGGCCGAGGAGATCCGCGCGCTTCAAACGGAAGGCTTCGACGCCGCACTCACCGGATTTTCCAGCGAGGAGTTGGACTCATTGCTGGTGGCACCCGAGGAACCGGAATCCGCACCCGAGACTGAAGAGCAGGTTCCGGAAGCTCCGGCCCAGGCAGTCACGCGGCCCGGCGACGTCTGGGTGATTGGCAAGCATCGCCTGGTGTGCGGCGACTGCCGCGACCTGGCGGTGGTGACCAAATTGCTCGATCCGGAGAAGAAGGACGCCCGTCAGGTCAACCTCTGCATCACCTCGCCGCCCTACGCCTCGCAGAGGGAATACGACTCCTCAAGCGGCTTCCGGCCGATCCCGCCCGACCAGTATGCAGATTGGTATCGGGATGTGGCCGCCAATATCGCCACGATACTTGCAGACGACGGCTCCTACTTCCTGAACATCAAGGAGCATGCCGACAATGGCGAGCGCAGCCTCTATGTGAAGGATTTGGTTATCGCCCACCGCCGGGTGTGGGGCTGGCGCTTTGTTGACGAGTTCTGCTGGCGCAAAACCGATAATGGCGTTCCTGGCGGTTGGAACAACCGCTTCAAAAACGCATGGGAACCTGTGTTCCATTTTTGCCGCCAGCAGGAAATCAAATTCCGGCCGAAGCGTGTCGGGCACGAGTCGGAGGACTGTTTCGCGTATTCTCCCAACAACCCCAAATCCACATCGGGCAGCGGGCTGCTGGGCACGGGGCCGCGTGGTGCTGCTGCCGATCCTGGCAGGAACCAGAGCGCCTGGCAGAGATCGCATCGGAACCTGAGCGCCTCGACCAATCCAGAAGGCCGCTACACCGGCGTCGCGCGACCGTCGAATGTCATTGAAGTGAAGTCCGAGTCCAGCCAGGGATCGCACAGCGCGCCGTTTCCGCGGGCGCTGGTGGAGTTCTTCTTGTTTGCGTTCAGCGATCCCGGCGATGTGGTTTATGACCCGTTCATGGGTTCTGGGACGACGATGGCCGCTGCGCACCTGCTGGATCGCAGCGCGTATGGCTGCGAGTTGTCGCCGGCCTACTGCGATGTGATCCTGCGGCGAATGATCAATCTGGCCGGCGAGACGCCGGTGCTCGCAGAGACCGGCCAATCGTTCAGCGCCGTTGCGGAGGCGCGTGGCGTCCCGGTGGACGTGGCGTTGAATCCAAAGGAACAGGACTCGCGCGCCATCAAACATCATGGCCCGAACCCGTGCTATGGCCCGAAACGGAGGGCCTCGTAAGATCGTGGAACGCACCAGAATGCGTCCTATCGTCGTTACCTCTGGCGACGCATCAATCGTGGACGGTCACGCTCGGCTGTTGGCCGCGCAGGAACTTGGTTTCAACAACGCACCTGCTGTCATCGTGAACGAGCCGAATCTCCGGACACGCCAAAGGGAAAACTGCTGAGATGCTGGACATTATTGATCGCCTGCGCAATCTCCAGATCCAAATCTGGCCGGTGGACCGCCTGCTTCCGTACGTCCGGAACGCGAGGACCCATACCGATGAGCAGGTAGCCCAGGTCGCCGCGAGCATGCGGCAGTTTGGCTGGACCAATCCGATCCTCGTCGGCAGCGACAACATCATCATTGCGGGCCACGCCCGCCTGGCGGCTGCGCGAAAGCTCGGTCTTGCCGAGGTTCCGGTCATCGTTCTCGATCATCTTAGCGAGGCGGATCGGCGCGCACTCGTGCTGGCCGACAACAAGATTGCCACCAATGCCGGCTGGGATGACGAGATGCTTCGCGTCGAATTGGAGTCGCTGAAGGCCGCCGACTACGACCTGGAACTGGTGGGATTCAGCCGCGAGGAACTCGACGCGATCCTTGTCGATCCCGAACAAACAAACGCGGGCCAGAGCGAGGACGATGCGGCACCGGAGGCCCAGGAGACTGCGGTCACGGTTGCCGGCGATGTGTGGGTGATGGGCGACCACCGCCTGCTCTGCGGTGATGCAACCATGCTCGCGGACGTGGAGAAGGTCATGGCCGGCGGGCTGGCAGACATGACCTTTACCGACCCTCCATATGGGGTAGCGTACGAAGGGAAGACGGCAAGGAAGCTCAAGATCCAGAACGACAAGCTGGGCGGGAAGTTCTATGATTTCCTGCGCGACGCGTCGACTAACATGCTGGCGGTCTGCAAGGGCGCCATCTACATCTGCATGTCCTCGTCGGAGTTGCACACGCTCTACCAGGCGTTCGCCGATGCCGGCGGGCATTGGTCGACGTTCGTGATCTGGGCCAAGCATCACTTCACTCTGGGACGGTCCGATTACCAGCGTCAGTACGAGCCCATCTTATATGGCTGGCGCGAGGGCACGGATCATTTCTGGTGTGGTGCCCGCGACCAGGGGGATGTCTGGTTCATCAAGCGTCCGGCCAGCAACCAGGAGCACCCAACGATGAAGCCGGTCGAGTTGGTCGAGCGTGCGATCCGCAACAGCAGTAAGACGCGCGACACAATCCTCGATCCCTTTGCCGGCAGCGGCACGACCGCGATCGCCTGCGAGAAGGCCGGACGTCAGGCGCGACTGATTGAGTTGGACCCGAAGTACTGCGACGTGATTTGCAGAAGGTTTACGGACTTCGCTGGCAAGCCAGCCATACTTGAGTCCACCGGCGAAACCTTCGATGCTGTCGCCGCATCGAGAGCGGTCGAGGTAACGGCGTGAAGCGATGTTGCCTTTGCACCCAGGTTCTCCCGGCGATCAGCTTTTACCAAAAGAAATCCGGGCAGCTTTCGGCGCGGTGCAGGACTTGTCACGGTCTCGGTAATCGCACATGCATCGTGTGCGGCACGTCTTTTGTTGGAAGCACAAACGCGAAGCTCTGCTCTGACCAGTGCAGGACGGTTCATCGCCCGCAGACATTTCTGGAGTGTCGCCATTGTGGACGCACGTTTGGCCCGGTCGATCATCTCTCGCGAGTATATTGTTCGCGGCTGTGCAAGCACGCGGCAATGGCCACCGGAAGGCGGGTAATGCATTGCGGGACGGTGTTGGCGCGACGTGCCCAGCGCCGGATCGCATATTTGTTGGCCGTGGGCAAGATGCAGCGGTTATCGAATTGCGCTGAGTGCGGCGCAACCGCCTACACCGAAGCAGCGCACTTCGATTACGAGCGGCCCGAGGAAGTGCGGTGGCTCTGTCGGTCCTGCCATAGGCGCTGGGATCAGGCCGATCCGAAAGGTGGCACAGAGCGCTTGGCGGCCTGAAACGAGAACCGCCGCCCGTTTCCAGGCGGCGGGGAACCTCGCGATTGGCATCGTCCTACTTCTTGATCGCGTAGCAGCGCGCACCGTCGGCGTTCTTGGTGCTCTCGACCGTCAGGCCCATCTTCTTGGTCAGTGTGCCGGACACGAGGCCCCGGACGGTGTGGTTCTGCCAGTTGGTGGCTTTGGCAATCTCCTCCAGGGTTGCGCCGCCCTTGCGGCGCAGCATGTCGATGACGATGGCCTTCTTCGAGAATTCGCGCGGTACGGGCGCGCTGTCGGCTTTCTTCGTGCCCTTCGCAGCCTTGCTCGCCTTGGTCGGCGTGGGCGCGCCCTTGGCGGCTTTCCGCGCACCCTTGGGCGTCTTGGCGGCGACTGCGGCTTTGGCGGGTGCCGTCGCTGCGGCGGGTTCGGTCGTGGCTTCGGCGGCGCCGTCCAGCTTTTGGATGGCCTTCCAGATTCGGGCGATCGCCGTCTTGCGGTTCGTGAACTTTTTCACCGGCTTGAGATCCGCGCCAAAACCGGCGACTCCGGCGAAGCTGTTCCAAACGCTGACCGGGCGATCCGCCGGCCAGTTGGTGGCGAGCGTGGCGAGTTCCTTTTCGCTGGTGAAACGTTCCTGGCCTTCCGGGATCTTTTCGGCGGCGGGGTATGTGGTGATGTTATTATCTGCGTCGATTGCAAAAAACGTCATTGTAGTGGTCTCCTCTCTACTGCTCGTTCACGAGGCGGCGCAGCCGAGCCGCCGATCGGATGCGAATCTCGCGTCCGGTTGCCAGATTGGTTCCGCGCCAGCCGCCGTAGGGCGACTCGCCGGTGATGCGAACCTTGGCCAGCACACCGCTAACCTTGGCGATGTACGTCGATCCGACCTGTATGTCGGCCTTTTTCATGGCACCTCGATTCATCACTCTGTTCGAGTGAAAGCTCAAGGGGAATGTGCGCACTCCGCGCCAAAAACTAATCGAGAACCCGATGGAAAGGCGAACCGGGCGGCATGGCGCTGACGCTTCAGCAGTTGCAGGCAAACCTCGACGCCGTTAATCAGGCCATTGGTAGCCCCACGTTGAAAGCGCGGTTTCCCGATGGCCGGGAAGTGACGTACCGCTCCGTCGACGAACTGCGCAAAGCGAAGGCCGAGATCGAAGAGGACATCCGCGAACTCAGTGGCCAGACCGGCAGCCGCGTGCGGTTCGCGCAGCATAAACGTGGCGACGGCCCCACAGGGCCGACTCTTTACGACAGGTGGTGAGGGACATGGTGCACTGCGAGCATTGCGAGAGCCTGGCAGTTGAGGTTCGTGAGACGCGGGCGTCCTTGGAGAAGCTGATCGTGGAAATCACGACGTCGCACACCATTTTGGAGGGCATGCAGAAGACGCTCCTCGGCAACGGCCAGCCGGGGAAGTGCGCACTCCACGGCGAACGCCTCGCGCGCCTGGAGCGGTGGCGGTCCTGGCTTGCTGGTGCGCTTGCCGTCATCGGCCTGCTGTGGGGCGGCACTGTCACGGTGCTCGCTGCGGTGTTGGCCGAAAGGATGAAGAAATGAGTGTGGCGGAGATCGCGGAGACGCTTGAGCCGGTGTCGCGGAAGAGCGCAGCTGCCGACAATCCGGAAGGATCGTTTAGTGACACGGCTCTTTACAAGATGGCGCGTGAGTTGCGTTTGGCCGCGGGCGACAGGCCCGATGTGGAGTCGATGTGAAGATCGTCCGTCGGTCAGTCCGGTTAATGCGCTCCGTGTGGATCGGTGAAGGTCCAAAAAGCCTTCTGGATCTGGCGAAGGAGCCTCGGCCGAAGTCGACGCTCCCAACCTCGAAGCTCTACGTTATCGAGACCGACTTTGAAGTATCTCCCGATACCTACAACAACATGCAGGCAATGCTCGATGGGGTGCGGGAAAAATACGATCTCGACTTCGTGATATTGGAGCCCGGCTTCAAGCTGAAGCGATTCGATGACTACTGACTTGATCAGGCGTCCCGTCCCCTTGCTTCGCCGGGACTGGAGCGCTCGATCGGCTTCCTCCGGCCGCTATGCCGTGCAACGCGCTGTTGGCGAGATCGTCGATGGCTATCGCCGTCGTCATGCTGAGCGGTTTCGTTACGAAGGCGCCACCGCCGGCCGACGCGCTTACGGCTGGTACGCCGCATCAACTGACGCCAACGTCGAATTGATGGGCGCACTGATCTGGCTGCGAAACCGTAGCCGGGATCTGATCCGCAATAACCCCTATGCGGCGCACGCCGTCGAAGAACTGGCTGGCAACGTAGTGGGAACCGGCATCGTGCCGAAAGCCAAGACCGGCGCCACCGCGATTGACCAGATCATCGATAACGAGTGGCCCTACTTTGCCGAGGCCTGCGACGAGCCGCAGCGTCTCGACTTCTATGGCATGCAGACACTGACTGTGCGGACGATGGCCGAAAGCGGCGAGGCGCTCGCACGATTCAGACCGCGCATGGTCGATTCCGGTTTGCGCATTCCGCTACAGCTGCAGATGCTCGAAGCCGACTTCCTGGACCAGGCCCGTACGATGGGCCTGGTGAACGGCCATGTGATGGAGGGCGTCCAGTTCGATGAGGACGGCCACCGGGTGGCGTACTGGCTGTTCAGCTATCACCCGGGTGGCGTGCTGATTCTCAATCCGCGCGGCGGCATCGTGAGCCAGCCAGTGCCGGCGGACCAGATCCTGCACACTTATCGGGTGCTGCGTCCGGGCCAGGTGCGCGGCGTGCCGTGGCTCGCGCCGGTGATGATGGCCATCCGCGATCTGGATGACTACTGCGACGCAGAACGGGTTCGCAAGAAGGTTGAGGCCTGTGTCACGGCATTCGTGACGCAACCGGAAGGCGTCGAGGGGGATCCCGTGGGAATCGCCGGGACGGACCCATCGAGCGGCCTGGCTGTGGAGACCTTCCAGCCCGGCCAAGTCGAGTACCTGAAGCCCGGACAGGAAATCAAGTTCAATAACCCGCCTCCGGCAGGCGGCTACCGCGAGTACAAGATGACCGAGTTGCAGGGGATCATGGCCGGCATCGGCCTGCCCTATGAACTCGGCACTGGCGACATGTCGCAGGTGAACTATTCGTCCTGGCGCGGCGGCATGTTGGGTTTCCGGAACACGGTTGAAAACTACCGTTGGCTCACACTGATGCCATTATTCTGCATGCCGGTGTGGCGCCGGTTCATCGACGTTCTCATCCTGCAGGGCAAGATTTCGCGGGCGGCGGTAAACGATCCGAAGGTCCACCTACGGAGTGTGCAGTGGACGGCGCCGCGGTTTGAGTCCGTGGATCCGGTCAAAGATGCCGAGGCCGTGTTGAAGGACGTCCGCATGGGCCGGAAGACGTGGTTTGAGGCTGTGTTGGAGAACGGGTACGACCCGACTACGCAGCTTCAGCAGATTGCGCTCTTCAATAAGCTGGTGGACAAGTTCGAGATCATCCTCGACGTCGATCCGCGTAACGTGACGCTGCGCGGTCAGGAGCAACCCGCGAATACCGAGGAGCGCACGCCTTCCAGCAAACCTGTTGGCGGCACCTCCGGCAGCCAGGGCCTTACGTTGTCCGAGGAAGACCTGGCGATGGTGAAAGAACTCCTGGTAGCTGGCATCACGCGCGAGACAGCGAGTTGGCAGTCCACGACCCGGCTCTACCGGGGTTAATTCCATTCCGAGAAAAGAGGGAGAACTCATGAAGGGAAATCCGGAGGTATTGGCCGGTCTTCAGGAAGCGATCACCATCGAGGCAACCCTGATGCTTCAGTACCTGCTCGACCAGAGGGACCTGAAACGCCTGGGAGTCGATCTGGCCGATGGCTTCAAACGGCTGCACGAACAGTGTGAGGACCATATGAAGTGCCTCACGAGCCGGCTGTTGTTCCTCGAGGGGGCGCCGACGCTCAATCCGAAGCCGGCGGCGACGCATGACAGCATCGGCGACATGCTGAACGGCGCGTTTGATGCCGAGCAGGCTGCTGTTGCCCGCTTCGCCGATCTCTGTAAGCAGTGCTACGAGGCCGGCGACATGTCGAACTTCCACCTCTACCAGCACCTTTCGAAGTGGCACCGCGAGGGCGACGACAAGTTTAAAGGCCATATCTGTTGGCTCCAGAAACAGCTCTTCCAGTTTAAGAAGCTGGGCGAGAACGACTACATCGCCGTCAACGCGGTGAAGGAATAGGGACTATGCCGCTTCTCAAGACCGAATACTTGCACCGGGACACGGGCGCGCCGCCGCCTGCCGCTCCGAACTCGGAAGTGTTCGCTGCCGATGCGCAAGTGTTGCCGTCCACCGCAAATGCCAAGGACGGCACCATCGACGTTGTGTGGTACAGCGGGGCGTTCGTGCCTCGAATCGATCGATCCACCGGCGAGCCGTACATGTTGAAGCTCTCCATGGACGGCTGCCGGTTCGACCGGCTGAACAACGGTGCGCCGGTCTTCGATACCCACTTCACCGGCGACGATTTCAAGTCGCTGGTGGCCGGCAAGGTTGGCACGCGCGCCCAGGTGGGCGTGGTGCGGCGGGCTTGGCCGAACGGCGACAAAGGGATGGCCACGCTGCAGTTCGACATGGGTGATCCGGACGCAACCGAGATGTTCCGGAAGGCCAGCACCGGCATCCTCCAGAACCTCAGCTTCGGCACCTTTATTTATAAGCGCGAGAAAACCGACATGCAGACCGAGGGCATGCCGGAGGGCAAGCCGCCGTACCTGAACAATCAGGAAATCGGCATGTTCACGGCCACTGATTGGGAGCCGTTTGAAATCTCCCCGTGCACGGTGCCGGCCGATTTCAATACGTGCTTTCTGAGCGCCCAACCCACCGGGGAAATCGCAGTTTTCAGTACGCCGGACTCCGGCGTGTTGGATGCACTTCGGGCAATTAGCCCGCGAAAGGAGAAACCTGCAATGCCTGAAACAGCGCAGGAAGCGGGCGCGGATGCCCGTGTAGTGAACGAACAGGCTTTGGCCGCCGCGCGGGAAGAGGCGGTCCAGGCCGAACGCAAGCGCGTCGCCGATATCGAGGCGCTCGGCACCATCCAGGGCGTCGACAAGACCCTCATTAGCGAATTTGTCACCAAGGGTGTCTCGGCCGATGTGGCGGGCAAAGAGATCCTTAACAAGCTCGCGAAGAAGGGCACGGAGACGCCGATTACCAGCCTCGGCGCGCCGACGAGCGGCCGCGGCGGCGACGCCCTGGAGAAGCGGCTCAGTTGCATGCAGATGTCGCTGCTGCTGAGGGCCGATAGCCGGTTCTTCCTGAATCGACATCCGCTGAACGGCCAATTCCTGGGCGGATGCGGAGAGAAACAACAAGCACAGGCCGAGGAGATGGGGCGGGAATACCGCAACTTCAAACTCATCGAGATGGCCAAGGAGTTTCTGCAACTCAAGGGCGTCGATCCCAGGGGGATGGACGCGCGGCTCATCGCGGAACTGGCGCTCCGCGGCCCGTCACGCGGCGTCGAATTCTTTGACGGCGCCGAGTCGACCTCCGACTTCCCCGCTATCCTCGCCAACGTCGCCAACAAGACCTTGCGCCAGGGCTACGAAGCCTATCCCCGCACCTTCCAGCCGTTCTGCAGGCAGATGACGGCGGCCGACTTCAAGCCTATCAATCGGGTGATGCTCGCCGATGCGCCGTCCCTGCAAAAGCTGAATGAAAAGGGCGAGTACCATCGCGCTCTGCTCACCGACAACAACATCAGTTACGCGCTCGCCACCTACGGCGAGATCGTGGCGTTGACTCGCAAGGTCATCATCAACGACGACCTGCAGGCGTTCACGCGCGTCCCCGCCTTGCTGGGCGTGGCTGCGGCGCGGCTGGAGTCGGACACCGTTTGGGCCATCATCACCTCCAATCCGGCTGCGATTTATGCCGGTGACAAGATCGCCACGGCGCTTTTCGCCGCTGCTCACAATAACCTGCTCAGCGGTAGCGCCAGCAGTATCGATCCCACCGTCAATGGCGGCATTCCGGCTGGTACGGGACCGCTCGTGGCGTTGGGCGAAGGTCGCAAATCGATGCGGCAGCAAAAAGGACCGCAGGGCACCCCGCTCAACCTGGTTCCGCGCTTCATCGCTGTGCCGACCGCACTGGAAACTTACGCGCTCCAGCTCGTGTATCCCATCAACATCGCTTCCGCTACCTCGACGGCAGTAGTTCCGGAATGGGTGCGCAGCCTGGTGCCCATCGTCGAACCCCGCCTGGATGCGGCGAGCGCGACTGGTTGGTATCTGATCGCCGACCCCGCGCAGATCGACACGGTGGAGTACTGCTACCTCGAGGGGCAGCAGGGCGTGTACGTGGAAACCAAGCAGGGCTTCGAGATCGACGGTGTCGAGATCAAGGCGCGGATGGACTTCGGCGCGGCCGGAATCGACTATCGCGGAATGCAGCGAAACGCCGGCGAGTAGGGCGCCGCTGGTACAGGGCAGACCAAACGGGCGGGGCGGCGCACGCCGCCCTCCCTATCAACTCAAGGGAGATTCCAAATGCAGAATTACGTTCAGAAAGGTAACACCCTTACCGTGACCGCGCCGTATGCTCTGCTTAGCGGCGGCGGCTGCCAGGTGGGCAACGTCTTCGGCGTCTCGGTCAACAACCAGAACCCCGGCGATTCCAGTGAACTGGTGGTCGAGGGCGTCTTCGACCTGGCGAAAGATGGCAGTACGTTTGTCTCGGGCGCCAAGGTCTACTGGGACAATAACCAGCAGTTGACCACAGCTAACACGCTAACGGCGACGGGTGGGTCCACCAAGGAAATCGGGTTCGCGGTGCTGGACCAGGCCAGCGGAACTGCTGCGCCTGGCGGGGCGACTACCGACTTTACCGTGCGCGTGCGTCTGGTCCCGACCGGATTCACCCCGGTGGGCTCGGCGGATCTCGATCCTTCCGTGCTTCAGAAGACGGTCGTCGCTCTCACGGCGGCCCAGATCATGGGCATGAATGCCGCGCCGGTGAACATCCTGCCAGCGCCGGCTTCCGGCCAAGCGCTCGTTATTGACCAGATTGCGGTCGAGGTCAAACCGGGCACCGTCCAGTTCGCGGGCGGCGGCGCGGTCAGCCTTCCGTATCAGAGTGGTGGAGTTACGCCGCACTCCTCCAATATTCCCGCCGCGACCGTCACTGCGGCGGCGCAGAGTCTCAACGTTCTGCCAGTTCCGGCCGCTGTCGTACAGCCGCCGGTCGCCACCGGTTTGAACATCACCAACGGCACCGCGCCGTTCACCGCCGGCAACGGCATCATGGTCGTGACGGTGTTCTACTCCGTCGTGACGCTCCAGTAGTCTTCGTCGTTTGCTCCTTGTATCCGTCTTCGGGGCGGCTGCCATCCCGCCCCGGTTTTTCTCCTCGAAGCCCATGTCTGACTGGTTTGCGATCAGCGCGAATGTGAACAGTATCCTGCAGAACGCATTCGGCGAGCCGGTGGTATACCAGCCGATGAAGGCGGGTAAGCCGGTCGGCGCTCCGTTGACCATCACCGTGGTTCGTCGTCTCCGCGAGCGAATGGAAGCGGGCGCGGTGGCCAGCATGGAGGAGATCGAAATCAATCCGGCCGACCTTCCGAACACGCCACTCCGCGGTGATGTCGTTACCGCGTGGGGATCGCAATTTGTGGTGAGCACGGTCCGCCAGCCCGATCCGTATGGGATGGTCCATGTGACATTGACGTTCCAGCCACAGCAATGATCAACCCCAAAACCATCCTGGCAGAGTGGGTGACCGCGCTTCAGGCGTTGCCCAATCTGATGGAAGCACTGGGCGGCAACGCCAGCTCGATTCAGTTCTACTCGGAGAACACCACCGTCTTCGGCCAGCCCACGCAGAACAACGTCCGATTGGCCATCCTTTCAATGCCGCCTGGATCGATCCTGATCGCGTGGCAGGGCACGGCATCGGGCAGACTCGGTAACGCTCTGGTGTTCGTTCACGACTTCGCGCTTTACCTTCGCGCGCCAGAGACCCCGAGCGTCGGCTACGAGGATCTTTTCAATTGGATCGTGAACGACATTCCGGAAGGTGGCACGCTCAGGATGCTGCACACCCAGGTGGACTCAAACTGTGAGCCGATGGATTTCTACCTTCCGTCGGCCAGGCGCAACACCATCGTTATTAGCGCGGACGGCGCGACCTTCGAGTACTTCGAAGTGCCGGTACGACTGATCGAATCTTACAACCCATAAGCCCGGTTGCGGCCGGATCGAGGACAAAGATGAGTGTTCCCGTGGTGTATCTGGAGTCGCCGCAAGGTGACGAAATCAAGGAAGTCCCGGCGACCGCCGCCTCTCTCACACCCCTGATGGCCGCTGGCTGGCATCAAGTGCCGGCGCCGACGCCGCCGAGGTCTGCGGCCGCTCCCAAGGAGACGAAATAGCATGGCCAATATCAATGAACTGATGGATGGCTGGAGCTATGGCCAGCAGAGTAACATCATTACGCCGAACACGACGGCCATCTGGCGGTACACGAACCTGAACACGAAACCTTGGGCCAAGGTCCCCGTCAACGAGGACGACCGGGCCGAGATCGGCAAGGGGCATGAGTTCCCGACGCAATTGTTCAAGTCGCACTACAACATGCCGACGTACGAGATCTCGAAATACTGCTCGTCGGAGTTTCTGGCATGGGTGATGGCGTTTTCGCTGGGGAATGTGACCGTCGCCGGCAGCGCCGCGCCGTACAGCTATATCATCGTGCCGGCGTTGGGCGCCACCAACCCCACCGGCCTGGAGTTGCCGTACTTCTCGTTCGTTCAGCAGATCCGCCCGGGCGGCTCGGCGGTGCTTGACGAAATCCTGGTGGGCTGCGCCATCAAAGGATGGAAGCTGGCTATTAAGAATTCGCCCGGTCGCTCCAGCGCGACGTGCTCGTGCGAGTGCGTCGCTACCGGCCAGTACACCACGCCCAGTGGCGTGACGTTGCCGGCGGTGGCGACGCCCCATGAGTTCAACGCCAGCATGGTGAGCGCGTTGACGATCAACGGCATCAACTATCTCACCGGCGGCAGCGGAAAGCAGTTTGTCTCCCTCGATGCTTCCTGGGAAAACAATTTCCGGCCTGGCTTTTTTCCGGGATCGGGAGCGCAGGACGGCTATCAAATCCAGGGACGCTTCGAGTGGGGCGACCGTTCGTTCGCGGTGCAATTCGTGGTGCGCGTCCAGTCCGGCTCGTTGGAATACGCCAACCTGATCAATCAGACCACCGGCCCGGCCACGATCACGTTCACTCGCGACACAAACAATTCCTTCACGATGGACATCCAGTCGATGGGATTCAACGTCGTCGAACTGTCGAACACTGATGGCATCGCCACTATGCAGGTCACCGGCGTGCAGTTGTACGACCCCACCAACGGCTTGGTGACCATGTCGATCACCACGCCGCAGAACGGCATCTGCCAGGCGGCGGCGTAGGTCCCGAGGTGAATTCCCCAATTTTGAAGGTCATATGGAACAGACGACAAAGGCGGTATTTGATGCGACGAAGCCCATCGTGGTGCCGATTCTGTCGGGCGGCGAGAAGCGCTGCGAGGTGCGATTCCCGACCGACGACGAGTGGTGTGCCTGGGCCCGCGCCCAGCGCACCGTTCGCCACTTCCTGGGACGGGGGAAGTCGCAGAGCGAAGACCTCGATCTGCCCAAGATCAACGCGGAGTTGTTCGCCAAGGTTCGAACCGACAAGGACGGACCCGAGTTCGACGACGCCGAGGCTGGCTTGGTGATTGGCCGCGTCGAACGGTGCGCCGTGACCGGCATCGACCGTCAGGGAAACAATTACCGGATCGACATGAAGGTGCCGGGTGCGCGGGTGGCGCACGTGTTGCGCATGCCCACCGCCAAGGAGATGCAGGACCACGAACGGGCCTCCACCAGTGTCGTTGCGGCGCGGCGTTCCATCGAGACGCGAGCGTTTCTGGAGCCTAGCGGGTTGCTTTATGACAAGCTGCACGTGTCGCACGACGGCTATGCCGCCGCGGTGCCGATCGTCCACAAGTCCGCTGCCGTGTCCGAGGTTATAGCGCAACTGGCCATCGAGGGCGACGACGACCCGGAATAGCCGCGCCCGACTCCCCGGAGGGGCCGGGCGTGCGGTTCCTGATTCGTTCGTCCATCCGTCAGGGCTCGCTCTGCGGGAAAGAGGAAGACTGTCCTGACCGCGTTTTCCGGTGCCGGCAATGCGGCTATTCCGCGAGCACCGAACTCGACGGCTGCCCGGCCTGCGGCGCCGGCTGGAAAGCCATAGATGTGAGTCATGGCCCGGCTTGCCCGAGGAACTTGCTCGACGAAGCGATGGATACGCCCAACGGGATTCTGGTTCGGCGTTCCTTCCGGCTGTTCAACGCCAAGGCGATTGGCCTCTCGATCACGCTCGACGATATCACCGAAGAAGAATTCCGCGTGATTGAGCTGATCGATGTCGAACAGAAGGAACACCTGGCGGCTGAAGATCGCGATGCCAAGAGCTTCCAGGAGTTGCTGATCCGGAAGCTGTCGCGACGGTGATGCTATTTCTTCCGGGTTTTCTTTGGCGGTTTTGGCTCCCAGATCGCCTTCGCGGCGGCGTCTTCCTTCACAAACTCCGCCGCGCGCTCCAGAAATTCGAGCTTCTCTGCCTTCGAGAGACCTGATTCCTGCAATAGGTCCAGCAAACGGCGGTAAAACTGGAGGGAAGTCATGAATCAGCAGCCGTGCTCGGCGACGTGGCGCTTAACCGCGACACCCGCCGCCTCGGACTTGGCCTTGGCATCATCAGCAATGCCCCGCAATCGCATACTCTGCCCGGTTGACAGTTCGCCTCGCCCGGTTGAGTTCTCGGATGGCATGCGAGTATTCGAGGCTGAATCGATGGTGCTCCTCCACAAGCCTAGCTTTCTCTTCGCACATCGCACAGTGCCTATCGCTGCTCGACAGCCCTCAAACCTGACAGGCAATCTATGTCGACCTGGACTAGGTCCGGATGCAGCAACCCAGTTCCAGGTCGTCGTCCATTTATTCTTAAGTTCACAATTGTATCAAAGCAGTTCTCCCGGTCTGGAATGCGGTGAAGCCAGCGCGCGCACCACCGCCACGCGAGCCGGTTAAGCCGGTCTAGCGCGCCCTACCAAGGTTGCCCCTTTCTATGCCCCGTTTCCAAACTGTCATCCGCCACGCCCGCTTTGTCTATTCGCCATACACCGCGGAAGAGATGCTGGGCTTCGGCGAACTGCTAGCCGATACGATCCGCGCCCGTATCCAGAGCGGCCAGAACATCTACGACCAAGCGGCGGCCCCGCTGAAGCCGGGACTCCCTGGCCGGCGGGGTTATCCGGACTTCAAAGCTGCTCGGGGACTCCAGCCCATTCGCGACTGGATCTGGAGTGGTCACACTCTGCGGTGCCTCACGGTGCTTACCGTAAACGAGAATCGCGCCGTCATCGGCTTCCTCGATGAGGCATTTCCCGGCCGGAGCCAAACGGCCTCGCAGATCGCCTTCTACAACAATCAGCGCGAGCACCAGTGGGGCGTGTCGCCGCGCGATCGTGCCGTGGTCGTCGCGGCAATGATCAACTACAGGCCTCTCGTGGTTGTGGCCGGAGGCACGGAGTTGGCCGGCTATCGGCAGTATGGCGCCGCGGTGTATTTCTCGGGGCTCAGGCGGGCAGCGTGACATGGCCGATCAAGCAGAACGCGTAATTCTCGAGGCCGAGGACGAAGTCACTCCGGTAGTGAACAAGGCCAACGCTGGTCTTGATTCCTTCGAGAAGAAAGCGGAGTCATCCCACGGCAAGGTCATCCGGATCACCGACCAGACGCGATCATCGATCCAACGGCTGATCGCCTCGCTGGAAAAGCAGGCAGAGATTTATGGTAAGGGCGGTGTCGACCGGCTGATCGCGCAACGGGATAGCCTCCTCCAGAGGTACGCCAAGGAGCCGGCGGCCATCGACGCCATCACGCGTTCCTACGAGCGGATGATCGAAACTCAGAAAAGAGTCGATGCCGAGTCGGCGCTGGAGAAGCAGGCCCGGTCCGTCCAAACTTTCGGCGAGCGCGTCGCACAATCGATTGAGAATCCCGTTCAGGGAGCCGGTAGCGCAGTGGGGTCGTTACTTACGAAGATTGGCCCTCTCGGGATAGGGCTGGCAGCCGGCGCCACCGCGATCGCCGGCTTCGCCGTCGCTACTTGGGATGCGGTGAAGAGCCTCGGCGAATACGGCGTCCGAGTGAAGGATGCGGAACTCCGCACCGGCTTGACCGCGAAAGAGGTCGGGCAGTTCGGATTTGCCGCCCGCGCGGTGGGCGAGGATGTTTCCATCTTCGAGCGCTTGATGCGTGGATTGACGGGCGCCGTTGAGGACAACGGAAAAGAAGGCGAGAAGGCCCGCCAGTGGCTTACGCGCTTTGGCGTGGACATCCGTGCGGTGCGTACTGGCACGGAGCCCACCTCGCAGGTACTCCTTCAGGTGGCCAAGGGGCTGGAAGGACTGCCGCCCGGATTTGATCGGACTCGGGTCGCGATGGACCTCTTCAAACGCGCCGGCATCGAGGCCATCCCGGTGATGGATGGTTTGCGCGAACGCGTCGACCGAGCAAAGCAACTGGGATTTGGCATCACCGAGGCCGATGTCAAGAAGTACGAAGAACTCAACCAGAAGGCTGTCGAGTTCGAAATGAAGTGGGAGTCCGCGGTTCGGTCCGTGAAAGCGATGCTAGTGGACCTGGCGAGCGCGTTTGGGTGGGTCCTGGATAAGATCTCGTCGCGACCGCCGGCGCCCACCAAGGCGTCTCAAGCCGAACAGCAGCAGCACGCCGCGCGCGTGTCCGCGCTCGAGGCCCAGGGCGTGCCCGCGCTTCAGGCGCAGATGGCCAGCCTACAAGCGCAGATGAACCAGTACAAGCCCGGCGTAACCGATTGGCTGAAGGTGGGGGTGGCGGGGGTCGGAGCATATTTCGGGCTCAATCTTCCGTATGGGAAGTTGAGCTCCAATGCTCAGCAATACGGCCAAGCGGCGTCGCAGCTTGATTACGTGAAAGAGGCCCTCGATGCTCTCAACAACAAGCCACAGCCGCATCCGCCGCTGGGAGAACCGCCCACCAGCACCGGTGACAATGGCTTCGAGGCGGCCATGCGCCAAGCCCGGCGTGAACTGGCCGGGACTTCCGAGGATCGTTTTGCGGCAATTGCAGCAGAGCGGCAGGAAGCCATCAACGAAGCATTGGAGAAATTCAAAGGAAAGGCTGGTCCGCTAGTCGAATTACTCAAGCAGGTTTACGACGCAAAGTGGCTGAAGGAATACAACTCGGAGCAGGAGCGGACATCGAAAGAACTCGACCAGCAATCGCGGCGATGGGAGGAACTGAAGGACAAATCCGCGAAAGCGTCAGGCGCTGCGTTCCGCGAAGATATCGCCGAGGGCACCAAGAAGCTGGAAGAGCAGAGCAAAGCGGTGGCCAAGCTTGCCGCCGAATGGGTAAAGCTCCGAGATACCGGCGAGAGCCAAGCCATAGCACACCAGAAGCGGATGATCTCGATCACCGGGGATGATCCGCTCGCGATCCTCAAAGCGCAGCAGGCGTTGGATCTTACGGAGATTCAGCAAAAGCGCCAGACGAGTTTGAGTAATCTGTCGAGCAACCCGCTCGAGGCCATCGAGGAGCGGGCAGTCGCAGAGAAGCAAGCGGCGAACTCTGTCGGCGAGCTCCGATACCAGTGGGAAGAGAAGGTCGCCGAGGTCCGGAAAAAAGCCGACCAAGAAGCGCAGCAGATGCTAGACCAGCAGGAGAAATCCATCGAGAAGGTCGCGGAGAAGCTCTACGACACGCTCTTTACGAAGCCTAAGGATTTCGGCAAAGATCTCGCGAAAACGATTCACCAGGAAGTACTCAAGCCAGTCGTTGAAGGTGTTAGCGGTATTACCGCGAACGTCCTCCATCCAGTGATCTACGGCGACGACGGCAAGGGCGGCATCGCCGGCATTTTCAAGGGCCTGTTTGGCGGTGGCAAGGCGAGCGATCCGGTAAAGGTATCGACGGACCAGAATACGGCCGCGACCATCCAGAACACGGCGCATATCGCGGCGATGACGGCCGTGCTGGCGGGCGCGATGGGCATGTCGGCGCCACCGATTCCCGCGGCCACCGGCATGCCTGGCGTCTCCCTGCCCAGCATCTCTGCGCCCGCTGTCTCGATCCCGACGCGGACCGGCGGTGGCGGTGGCGCGGGGAGCGTCACGGTGGCGGCTGGGCCTAGTTTCTCCGACCTTGCTAACCTGCCCCTGAACCACGACCGCCTCGCGCAGACGCTCGCTATGAGTGCGCCGATCAGCCAGACGGGACCGAACGGCTCGTTCGGTATGGCGGCGATGGCCAATCTGCCGATGAACCAGGACCGCCTGTCGCAGATGATTCAGATGGCGGCAGGGGGCAAGCTCCAGGGTCCTGGCGGCGGCTCGCAGATCCTCGCGAACCTCAAAAGCTCGGTCTGGAGCCAGAAGGAATTCACATCCCTTCAGGACTCGGGCAGCAGCGACTTCGTGAGCGGGTTGGGTGCGGTGGCCAAGTCTCCGGCGGTCGGCGCCGCCGGGATGATGCTCGCCGAAAGCGGCCTGCTGGGTTCGCACCAGGGCACTTGGGGCGGCGTCGGCATGGGCGCTGCCGGAGGCGCGATGATCGGTTTTCAGATGGGCGGTCCGCTCGGCGCACTCATCGGCGGCGTGGCTGGCGCCGGCATCGGCATTGGCGAGAAACTCGCCGGTATCGAGTCCCCGCAGAAGAAAGCTCACGACGACATCAAGAGCATCTATGGCGTCGACATCCCGCAAAACAGCGGGACCATCAAGCAGGTCGTGAGCATTGCGCAGTCCGAGTTCGGTAACGATATCGCCGTGGCTGTGCGGTCGCCCAAGATCCGACAACTGGTGATGCTCTATTCGGAGGCCACCGGTCAGAAGATGCCGCTTTCGGCTTCGACACCATACGCCGGGAGCCTCGTGGAATCGGGCGGGAACCTCTACCAGCAGGCCAGCTTCCAGAACAACGCCTGGCACAGTTACCAATCGGATCTTCCGGTGCTAGGCGGGCTTGGAGGCTCAGCGTATCCGACCACTCCGGGTCCGAATACTTCGAGCGGCACGGGCTCGACGTACCTGTCGCTCAATATCAACGGGCAGCCGATCACAGCGGACTTCGTCGCTGACAAATCGCTGGCTGCTCAAAATGCGAGCTACGGACGGACCCAGCAGGCGGCGAACCTGCAGGTGCCCGGCCTCATGGTTGCCGGCTAGTGAACCCCTATTTCTTCACCGCCATCACGCGGCAGTAACGAAAAACTTCGATGCCTGGAAATCTGCTCGCAGCCGTGCCGAACGGCGTCATGCCGTTCACGCTCTGCAACTCGTTCACCGAGGAGCGTGAATATGCACAGCTCCAGAACCAGTATTCGGACGGCACGATTCAGCGATCGCAACTCGCGCAGACATCGCGCCGCACGTTTAAGCTCACTAAGCGCCTCAACGCCACGCAGCTTTCCGCGCTCTACACCTTCCTCGCCGGCCAGAACTTCGGCGCGACGCCGTTCCTCTTCTACGATCCGTTCGACGTGCTCGCGGGGCAGGAGATTGGCAGCAACTTCGATCCCACCGGCAACAATCCGCAGGGCCGAGTCACGGTCCGTTTCCGCACTACGACCTGGGCCCAGATGACGGATATCTGCCGGACCAACATTTCGAACCTGCAATTAGTCGAGGTGGCCTGATGGCAGACCAAATCGGCCGAATCGTAATCCCGTCGACGACGCTCTCGACGGGCGGGACGGGGATCTCCGGAACGCAAGTCTTCCCTCTCACCACGCAGCCGCCTTTCGGCTTCTCCATCGACCGCCCTATCATCGTGCATCGCTTCGGGAGCATGGACGCCAAGCAGGAGCAGGTGTTCTACGGCGGCATCGGCCCGCGAAAGTTCACCTTCCAGCGGCCCAACCTCGGATGGACCGAGGCGCGCCAGCTTCGTTCCTTCTGGGAGTCGATGCAGGGGCCTTGGCAGGCCTTCACCTACACCGTTCCAAACGCTGGCGGCACGCAATCGCGAGTGCTGGTAACGTTCGAAGAGTCCCCGGTCTCGTTCGCTTACCTGCGCAGCGCGTGCCAAGTCGGCCTCAATCTCATCGAGGTGGTCGATCCGACGCAAGCGCCGAACTATCAGGTCTCGTCCAGCTGCCTGCGGTTCCCGTCCGGCGCCATGACAACAGCGCTGCTCTCCGAAGTCCAGGAGATGGTTCCGCTCATCCACATCCGAGTGCGTGAAACCGCCGTGCCGGATATCTGGCTCTCGGATCGCCGCGTTACCCTTACGGACGCGACCACCGGCGGCGCGGTCGCCGCGGCGATGGGCTGGGCGGGCAGCTCGCAGCTTTACTTGCCGCGCCTCATAGGGATCGGCGAGCGAGGCTCCGACACGCTGATTTCGCAGGACATCAAAGGGTCCTCCGACAACGTGCGCTTCGAGTTCGGCAATGCGGACCGCGCGATGACCGCGCTCGGGAACGATACCGACCTCAAATACGCCGCCATCGATTTCTGCGCTTACCACGTCAACTCGGGCACCATCATCCAAATCTGGAAGGGCGTTATCCAGAGCTTTGTCAGCGACGGAACCCCGACCTTCAGCCTGTCGTGCTCGGACGGGTTCTTCCAGATCATGAACCAGTACCCAGAGCGGCAAGCGAGCCGGATGTGCTGGAAGAACTACAACGACGGCGTGTGGTGCCCTTGGGCGACGCGGGGCGCGAGCGCGGCGGCTGTGGTGGCGGCGGGCGGCGATCCGACCAGCTGCGACTACTACCTCGAATCGGCGAACGGCTGTCAGGTCCACGGCATGACGGCTTACTTCGGCGGGCAGCAGGCCGATCCGCAGGGCGTCACGATCCTGGACGACTCTACCGGCTTTATCGGGTTCGGGCGCAACGTGGTCACCGCGACCTCGATCATCTCGGAGACGATCTGGGGCATGGCCCTGCCGGAAATCTGGTGCAACAGCGGCGGGAACCCGCTTTATGCGTTCATAGCGAACGCTCTGATGGTCTCGTACCGCGACGAATCGACGTATGCCGATTCGCTGGGCATCGTGGGAGCTGGGCCGATTGGCGGCTATACGCAGTCGTGCGTGGTGCAAAACGCCGATGGCTACCGCTATGTGGTGTCGCCGATGGTCGACGGATACACATGGCAGGGCTTCAAGGTCAACGGAAACCTCAATATCACCAAGAACCAGCCCGGCATGGGCTTGCGGCAGGTCCTCGGCAACGACCCGGTGAACCCGACGACCGATTACTTCTCGCTCGGGCAGGGCACGCCGCAGGTTTGGGAGCCGAACAACTACGCGGCGGGGGTGGCGCTGTGCGAGTTGCGTATCACCAAGTCGAGCACCATCCAGCCGTCGACGCCGGATCAGCACAGCATGACCGTGCCCATCGATTACGGGCTCACGGGATACATCTGGGACGCGAACGGCAACCGCTCGTCGGTCATGGGCCTGATCAACCCGTTCTGGATTTGCGTCAACATGCTGCTACGAGCCACCGGCCTCTCGCACGGCGTCGCGCCACCGATCACCACGCAGTCCATCGTGGTCACCCTGCCGCCGAGCAGTTTCTTCAGCTTTGTGGGTTCCACGGTTGGCACGTGGGTTTCGCTTGGGCTGCTCATCTCCGGTTGGGTATTGATGGACGGGATGATGCTGGTCGCAGGCCTTGTCGCCTTGATCGGTAGTGCGTTCGTCGGGAACGAATTCAGCGTCCCGATGAGCAACGCAGCGAATCAGGCAGAGACACTGCTGCAGCAGAACCATTCCGCCTGGCAGGCGCTCGCGCCGATTTATCAGACGACCGCCAACCAGGTGACGTTCATCGCAAACTTCAACACAGTCTGGAACGCGTACGTGCAGGCGTGCGTGGTGATCGCCGGCAATAATCCGACCGGCAACGCCGAGAAGGCGCTGGTCGCGTCAGTCGAGGACCGGATGCGGCCCGGTGCAACGCTGACGGTCGGCAGCATGACCTTTACGGGCGAAGGTAAATACGACTGGTTCGCTTACTACCTCGACCCGATCCAAAACAGCCCGCTGCCGGGCAACAGCATGCCCACACTCGACAATCCCACCGAGCAATTGAGTATGTTCGTGCTGTCATCGCTCACGAACAGCCAGGGTACGGGCGCTGCCGATATCGCCGCCACTCAAGTGCCAGCGATCCTCGGCACCGGCAACGAGACGCAGTTCCAATTCCAGGGCGTGATTTCGAGCCAGAAGCCTTTCCGCGATTGGCTCACGGAGGTCTTGAACTGCTGCCTCGGCTTCTACGCGTGGGAGTTCGGCCAGCTCAAGCTCGGCATTCGCATCAACGCGAGCGCCGTCGACGCTTACACCATCGCGAACATTCTGTTCCAGTCTCTCCGGCTCACGCCGATCACCGCAGCCTTCGAGCACCTGGTCATCTCCTATGCGGACGTGGCCTATCAATATCAGGCCAACACCGCCGAGTACTCCGATAAGAGCCACGCGGCTTACTACGGCCGCTCAGGCTCGCCCCTGACCAGTCAAATGCACTCGGTCGGCATTTCGACGTTGAGCCAAGGGTTGCGGATCGCGGCTACGCGCACGCGCGAGGAGTGCGGCGGCGTCACGCCGATGGAGTGGCGGAACGCCCGCAATGCCGTGTGGCAGACGACGCTGCTCGGGCTCAACAACGAGATCGGGCAGGTGGTCTCGATGACTCACCCCGATATCCCCGGCGCCCGCGGCACGTGCAATGTGACCGGCGCGATCGCGACCTGGGTAAGCGGCGACCCTTGGACGTATGCAGGCACTGCCGACGGCGACACTGAACTGGTCGACAAAGAAATCCTGATCGGCGGCGAGCAGGTATTGATTACGGCGGTCGCCAGCGACGGCACCACCATCACGACGAATCCGCCGCCTCCAACCGGGACCGGCCTTGGCTTCCAGGTCATCACGATGTGCTTCCTCGTCCAGCGCTGGACGCTCAAGAAAGACTGGTCGGTCCAGATTGAAGGCCAGACTGTCACCAAGTCAATGTACGACCTCGATGTCGGCCCGAAGCCCACCGACGTCGCGCCCGCGCCACCGCCACCGATCTTCTACCCGATCCCGTTCGGCCCGGCGTGGGCCCCGTACCAAATCCAAGCGGCTGCCAACGACGCTCTGTTTCCCGGTGAGTGGACCTTCGACTCAGACCAGGAATACAACACCCTTTCGGACGGCAGCCAGCAGGCTGTGATGCTGATTACCGGCAAGCTCCCGGTAACGCAGTTCAGCCCCACCGGCGCGGGCGCACCGGCCATCGGATCTATTGCGCAGTCCTCGACGGGCGGATCGGTTCCGGCCTGCGCGACGCTTTACCTGTCGATCTGCGCGCTCGACGCCAACGGCCTGCCATCGGTGCCCTCGAACATCGCCGTTCTCGGCACCGGCATCCTCGGGACGGACAGCTTCACGTTAAACAACATCACGTGGCCGGCGGTCACCGGCCTTGCCAGCTTCGTGCTTTTCATCGGCGTCGAGGACGATCTGATCTGCGAGCAAATCACGGGCACGCTCACGCCGACCGGCAGTGGCACGACGTACGGCCCGGCTTCCATCTCGTTCAGCGGCCTGGTGGCCCGGTCCACGTGGGCGATGCCGACGCCGTACGTGAGCCGGGTGCGAGTGAAGGCAAAGCTGCTGGTGCACTCCGGCGTGGCCGGAATTGGGGTGACCGGCTTGACGACTAACACGGTCATCTGCGCATGGATGGTGGATCCGGCCGGAACCTTTGATCCCACCGGCCGCATCCTCTCCGCGATAGGAGGGCCCAATGGAAAGACGCCGTTCGCGAGCTTCAACATCACTGCGTTTAATAAGACGACCGGCGCCATGACGGTCGACCGGGACCCGACAGGCATCCTGCTCATTGGTGATGCGGTAGTTATCCGGTTCGTCGGCACATCCTTAACAGCGAACCCAACATTGGTCACCCAGGTAACCGATACCGGCTGTCTGAATATCACCAACGGCTACGGTGGCATGAAGCCGGGGGCCGAGGTTGGGAATCTGATTCGGATTATCCGGGGCACCGGGCGCAACCAGCCGCCCTCCTCTATCACCGCGAACACGGCGACCCAGCTTACCTTCCAGCCTCCTCTGCTGATGGATATCACGACCGTCTGGATCGTCGAGGGGCCGAGTTGGGCCAATCAAGCCGATTCGAGCGCGGCGGGCAACGCCTCGCCGGCCACGCCCACTACACTTTCGCTCCCGACCCAGAATTTCATCCTGCAGCCCATGCTGATCGCGGGCTTCACCGTCGACGTGAACGGCAATGAATCTCCCGACGACGGAAGCGCCCCGGTCCGCGAGGACTGGATCTACGGCACGCTCGGGACGGTTACCGTTACCCAAAGCACGACGCAGCTGGCGAAACATTGCACCGTGCAGTTCGACACTTCGCAAGTCGCCGGCACCACGAGCCAGCTGAATGCCGGTATCGCGGCGGGTGCGACAGCGATGGTCCTAAATTCCAACTACACGGAACCGAATGGCACCTACCTCACGATCGACAGCGAGTCGTTCCTGGTGACGGCGGGCACCGGCACCCCGAACCTTACCGTCATGCCCGGGCAGCTGGGCACCGCGCAAGCCCAGCACGCCGCGGATGCGACCATCTCCATACCTGGGTGCCTCGTGTACACGCTCCAGCAGCCCGGGCAGGTGCCCAATCAAAACTTCTACGGCCACAAAAACTCACCCGATATCAATTATGTGAAGGTCATCAGCCCCTCCGGCGCGTGCTGGCTGCTCACCGATATGAGCCCGGCGCGCGGAACGCTCTACTTGAAAGCGCCCGCACAATGACACCGACACCATCGGACTGGATTCAGATCAACGGTCCCGGCGCGACCTCGCTGGGAGGCGTGGGCGGCGCGATCGCCGCGAGCGATGCGCTCGGGAACAAGGCTACTTTTTTTTCGGGCTTCGGCAATCCGATCCTGCCAGGCGTCGACAAGGGCACGCGACACATCATCTCCCAGGCGGCGACGCCATCGGCCTTGTATGCGTTCCTGGCGCAGCCACCGGCGGCGGGCTCATTCACATTCGACATCCTGCTCAGCCAGGATGGCGGCAACACGTGGAACTCGATTTTAAATAACCCGATCAGCATGACCGCCTCCGGGCCAACCACATCGAACGACTTCGCGCCCACCAGCGGCTTTGCGGTGACCAACCTGCTGCGCCTCGACATCCTCTCGACCGGCATAGGCCCGGGCTTCGCAAACGGCTTCCAGTGCGTGCTGGCCCTGGCGAGCGTGACGCCGCCCTCGTTTGACCGCGCCACCATGAACTTCGGCTTGATCTCAGCGCCGCCACCAGCGCGCGATTTTGGCGGCTACTATCTGGTGGTCCGCAAGAATCAGCCGAGCACGATTTATATCCAGGTCAAGCAGCCGCCCCTCGCGAACGTCACGCTCGACATCCAGGTGTTGCGTCCCGGTGTCGCAACCTGGACGTCAATCTTCCCTGCGGGTGGGCAGCCGGTAATCGAGCCGACGATCAACGGCACGCTCGCGAGCCAAACGTTCGCGCCTAGCCTTTCATTTGAGCCGGGCGACCTGCTGCGGCCCTACATTCTCAGCGGTCCGTCGGCATCCGGCACCGGCACCGGCTACAGCGTGGTTCTCGACATGGAGGTCCAATGAGCGTTATTTATTCCGGCCAGACGATTCTGAACACGACCATCGATGGCAGCACGCAGACGAACCTTAACCAAGCGCTGGTGAACGCGCTGATCTCCGCCGGCTGGTCGCTCGTGCAGTCCGGCTCGTCGAACGGTATCTGGCGCGTGCGCAGCGCGGCCACTCCGCAGGGCCTGCAGGGCGACCTGTGGCTCTACAACGGCACCGCCACTTCAGGAACGGCCCCCGCTGTCCTGATGGCCGCGAGCATGCTCTCCACGACGAACGTCGGCACCTCCGGCTACCAGAACCAGTCGCCCGTGAACATCGCGTGCGGTGCGGGCTTCACCTACCAGCTGATCGCCACCGGCTTTTATTTCTACCTCGTTCGCACGACAATCCCGTGTCCGTCGCAGAGCAGCTACTTCTGGTGCGTGCCGTACCTGCCGTCGAACCTCACCGGCCTAATCAGCTCGTTCCTCATCGCGTATGGCTCGACGGGCGGCAACGACACGCTGGGCAGCACCGGGCTCTTCGGTTCAGCTTCCGGGCTGTCATCGATGAGTGGCTCGTTCAGCTATCTGAACGGCGCGGGCCACACCGGGTCCAGCGCGTGGAACCTCTGGGGAATCGTCCAGTTTGCGAGCGGCAGTGGAGGCTACACCTCGATTGCCGCGATCTGGTTCGACGGGTCCGTCGAGTTCTACGAGCCGCGCGTGATGGCCTACCAGACCAGCTCCACCGGCGGACAGACCGGCAACCAGCGCGCGTGCGGTTACATGTGGGATGCGCTCGTCTTGAATCAGGCGCTGCCGCGCGGCACTACGATCTCGTATGACAGCGGAACGTGGCTCGCCATCTCGGAGAACACCACGCCCACTTTGCTGATCAAGATCGCATAGCCATGCCCCAG